AGCATATCGAGGGCGGGCCGTATTGACCCGCCCCCCGGTTGCGGAGTTCGCTGGTCTTGAGTGGAACAGTCAGGCGGCAGAGGACTTTGTAGAACCAAAGTTATGGCACACACAGTAGAGTCTGAGCGGACCAAATACCAGAAGATGTGGGAGTTTACGGACTATCGTAAATTCTCGCCCGCAGAGAAGGAATACAAGAAAGTCCTGGAGCATCTAAAGCACCACGCCTGCGAGAACGTCCTTGATCTTGGGTGCGGTACGGGTCGTCTGGCGATGAAGCTGGCGGACGAAGGCTTCTCGGTGCGGATGGTGGACATTGCCGCCAATTGTCTGGACCAGAAGGTAAATGAGGGTCTATCGACTTACCTGACCTTTGAGCAGGACTACCTGTGGTCTGATTCTGTCGCAGAGATGCGGGCGGATTGTGTGATCTGCATTGATGTGCTGGAGCATATCCCGCCAGAGCATGTGGACAAGGTGTGTCAGACGTTGAGGCAGGCAGCTCCGCATGGCTACGTTAATGCGGCGCTTTACAAGGATGGTTTCGGCAAGCGAATCAGGGACACGCTACACCTGACCGTCCGCCCGTCCATGTGGTGGTTTGACAAGTTCCCGGACGCACGCCACACGGTGTCCGGTAGTGATGCCTGGATTGTCTGGTGAGGTACTTCGACAAGCTGATTGGTGCCGAGGAAGGGCGACCGGCTGTTGTTATTTGCGGTGGCCCCTCTGCGCCAAAGCAGTTAGAGGAGTTACTGCCGAAACTTGACAACCCGGTGCTGATCTCCGTCAACGAGCACGGATGCAAGTACACCAAGTGCGATTACGCCGTATCGCTAGACAACATTGCGCACAAGATGCGCGACTGCGACACGGTGAAGTTATCGCCTTACAACTGGGCAGACGTAAAGCTGACGGGCTACTGGAACGCCTCTAATTCCGGCAGGACGGCGTGTTGGGTTGCCTGGAAGATGGGTTGCTCTCCTGTCGTAATCGTGGGGGCTGACCTGTACCGGAACGGGACTTACTGGTGGGACAGGGGTGCGCACTCATCGGGCAAGAATACGAAGCTGGAGGGGCACCTTAGAGAGTGGGCTGTCCTTCCCAATCGTGTCCCCCCGGAGATTCTGGCTTGTGCCGGTGGACCGCTGGTGGATCACGAGATTATCCAAAAATTCGACGGGCGCAGAAAGTACCCGCAAGTGGATTACAAGCCGCCGAGAGTGAACGGCAAGAGCAAGGCACCGGAAGGCCAGAAAATCCGCATCACACGTTCTTGCTGGATCGAGGGGCAGCAGTTCTGGGTGGGTGAGGAGCCGGTAGTCAGGCCGAGGTCTGCAAGAAAGGTCATTGCGGCGGGGAAGGGTGAATATGTTGCTCAGTGACGCCGATAACCTGGACATGCTGAAAACGCTTGGCGAACAAGTTGAGTACGACAGCGAGACTATCTGGGGGATTTTTGACTCGGCTTATTTTGAGTTGGGCTTTGAGCGACCGATTGAGTCCCGAGAGTTTCGCCTGACTGTCCGCTCGTCGGATGTCTCTGGTGTCACCCACGGCAAAGAGGTGGTGAGAACGGTGGACGGGACGAAAACAACCTACACCGTCGAGAACATCCAGCCCGATGGCGAGGGCATGACGGTATTGGTGTTGTCTGAATGAGCCACGTTCGCCAGCAGATCAGAGAGGCCGCTGCCGCTGCTTTGAGTGGGAATACTCAGGCGGGTACGCGGGTTTATTCCTCGCTTGTCTATCCCACGAGTTCGTCTGACCTCCCGCTGGTCCATGTTCGGGTGGATTCGGAGGAGTCGGACCTTGCCAGTGTTGGCGGGCTGTTGCAGCGGATTGCCAATGTGGTGGTGACGGCGGTGGATGACGCCGAGGAGTCCGCATTAGATAACACGCTGGACACTCTGGCCGCAGAAATTGAAGCGCAGTTAGGCGGCAATACGTTTTCCGGCGTATCGAAGCAGACGGTCCTGACCGGGACAGAGGTTAATCGGAGCGGAGAGGGTGCAACGCCTGTTGCATCAATAGCTCTCACGTTCCAGGTGACTTACCACACGGATGATGGAGACGCGGAAACCGCGATCTAAGGCTTAACAAGGTTTTTGACTAACAGCCCGCCTAGTGCGGGCTTTTTTATGCACGGAGAGAATGCATGGCTACTTATACCGGCAATGACGGCGTTGTGAAGATCGGCACCAACACGGTTGCGGAAGTTACCTCGTTCACGGTGACTGAGAACGCGGATCGGGTTGAAGATACCGCTCTGGGTGATACCAACCGGACGTACAAGTCTGGCCTGTCGGACGTTAGCGGCACGATTGAGTGCCACTATGACGACACGGACACCAACGGACAGGGAGCTATGACGATTGGCTCAGAAGTCTCTCTGGTCCTTTGGCCGATTGGGTCGGGCACGGGTAATCCTGAGTGGACTGTTACCGCAACCATTCTCGGCATCAATACCACGGTGCAGTTTAACGAGATTGTGTCTGCATCGTTTGAGTGGGGTGCTGCTGGGACGCTGACGAAGGGCACTCAGTAATGGCAGATGTCAAGGCCCTACTGTTCAAGGACTTCGAGCAGCGCAGACAACTGAGGCACTTTGACATAGAGATTGCCGGCGAGAAGTGCCGAATCTTCTATGCCCCTGTAATGAGTCAGGATCAGCAGTCCGCCATCTTCAAGCATATCGACGGCGAGACGGGCCGCATTGACCCGGAGGCGTTTCTTACGTCCGCGATTGTCCGGTGTCTGAATGAAGATGGAACGCGCATCTTCTCAGAGTCTGACCGGAAAGAGTTGCGCACGAAGGTTGATGCAACCAAGTGGGCAGAGATTGCCGCGAAGATGGGTGGGCTTGTGGAGGAAGTGGACCCAAAAAAATCATAGACGACCCTATGGAAGCTGGGGTCTATCAGCTTGCCTTCCGATTCAACCGTTTGCCTGACGAAATCCGCGCTATGCCTTGGCGTGATTTCCAGGTCTGCACCTACCTTCTGAACGAGTCCCGTAATGGCAAAGATTGAAACCCAATACGTCCTTGTTGGGCGGGACCAGACTCAGCGGGCATTCCGCTCTCTCCGTGGGAATGTCCGCAGGGCAGAAAGGGCGATATTCAGCCTTCAGAGCGCGTTTCTGGCGCTTGGTGCGGGGCAGGCGCTGAGGGGTATTGCGCGAGCTGGCATTCAAATTCAGCGGATTGAGCGCGGACTTGAAACGGCCACAGGGTCAGCGGAAGCCGCCGCCAGGGAGTTGGGCTTTGTCAGGGATACCGCGAACGAGCTTGGCCTTGACCTAGAGACAGCTGCTCAGTCCTTTACGAATCTGTCTGCTGCGGCACAGGGAACTGCGATACAGGGGCGGGAGACGCGGGAGATATTTACCGCCGTGTCTCAGGCATCGCGTGCCCTTGGGATTTCTGCTGACCAGACGCAGGGAGCGTTCCGCGCAATTGAGCAGATCATATCGAAGGGCACGGTTCAGGCTGAAGAACTTAGGGGCCAGCTGGGTGAGCGTCTTCCAGGTGCGTTTCAGATTGCAGCCAAGGCGATGGGCGTTACAACCCAGGAGCTTGGCAAGTTGCTGGAGCGTGGCGAGGTTGTGGCGGACGAGTTCTTGCCGCGATTTGCGGATGAGTTACAGAATAGGTTCGCGAGTGCCGCCACTAGCGCAGCGAATGACGCGCAAGCTGCGTTCAATAGGTTCTCTACCGCGATATTCGAGCTTCAGGCGGCGATTGCCGAAAGCGGCGTTCTGGATGCTCTTGCTGACCTTGCGACAGGCACGGCTAACGCGGTCCGCGGGCTTTCTGTATTGGTCAGCGGCGCTTCAGGGTTCGGCGAGCAGTCCGACAAAATCAGAGACAAGATCCGCGAACTTGTCAAAGAGCGCGACCAACTTAGGTCAGGAAATCCTGCCACCGGCGGCCTGCTTGGCCTGACCCCATCAGAGGCGGCTGCTCGTGTTGATGCCATTAATGCAGAGCTGCAGCGGCTCAGAACCGAGCAGCTTGAAGTTCTGACTGGCGGGGCCACTGGCGGGGTTCAGGAGACTAATGCTGCGCTTGCGGAGCAGGTGGAGGTTGTTAGGGGGGCTGCGCTTGGTTGGCAAGAGTACCAGCAGGTTCTAGATAGCGCGGGCGGGGCATCGGACTTCGGCACTGGCGGAATCACGATAGACCGCAGCACCCGGCTAGGCATGGAGGAATACCTCGACATGCTGGACCGGATTGACACTGAGGTCCAGGAAGTCAACCGCACCGCCGAGGAACTTGGGTTTACCTTCACCAGCGCCTTTGAGGATGCAATTATCGAGGGTGAGAAGTTCAGCGTTGTGCTTCAGGGATTGCTGAAGGACATAGCGCGGATATTTCTCCGTCAGGCTATTACCAACCCAATTGCAGACTTCTTCGGTGGGATATTCCCCAAGAAATCGGCGATAGGTGGGCCGGTAGGAGAGGGGAGGCCGTATATTGTTGGAGAACGCGGTCCTGAGCTTTTCGTTCCAAGGTCGTCCGGCTCCATCGTCCCCAACAACAAGATGGGCGGCGGCGGTGACATATACGTTACCAACAACGTGGATGGCTCTGGCCTGAGTCCGGCGCAGTTGCTTGCCGTTCTTGAATCCAACAACCAGCGCGTCATCGGTGAGATAGCCCAGCGCAGGCGGGAGGGCAGGCTGTGACGACTTACGCTTACCCGTCAATTACGCCTAATTCCTCGTCGTGGGAGTTGGTGTCAAATACGGCTACCTACCAGTCGCCCATTACGGGTGCCATTCAGACCCTGGACCGTGGCGGCGAGAGGTGGGCTATTGCCCTTACCCATCGGAATCTGAATGGCGATGACCGCGCCGAGATGCGGGCTTTTATCTCCAAGCTAAACGGGCAGCAGCACCGCTTCACCGTCCACGACCATTCCCATACGCAAAGGGGCAACTTCGGCGGCACTCCGCGGGTGGCTGGTGGCTCCCAAACCGGAAACAGCCTGGACATTGACGGGTGCTCTGCCGGCGTCACCAACTGGATACGGGCGGGTGATTATTTCACTGTCAATGGCGAGTTGAAGATGGCAACGGCGGATGCGGACTCTGACGGCTCCGAGAATGTAACGCTTTCATTTGTTCCGAGACTCCGTGCTGCGCCTCCGGATAACGCCTCTATTGATGTGACCGATCCTGTCGGGACGTTCATCCTGACGGATAGCAGGAACGGGTGGAGTAACGTGCCGGGTGTTTTCTCTGACTTCACCATTACCGCAATTGAGGACATAGCGTGACTCGCGGTCTATCTGCAACGAATCAGACGGAGATTGCCAAGGCAAGTCTTCAGCCTATTCTGATGGCAAAGCTGGAGTTCGGCACTCCGGTGTATGTCCATACCGGAATAGGTACGATTACCTTTGACGGCAATGACTACTTGGGCGTGGGTGATTTCGGCGGTGCGTCGGATGTCCGCGAGACTGAGGTTTTAGGCCCGTCTCCATTAACCCTGTCTCTGAGCGGTATTGATTCCAGCCTTGTCACTGAAGCTCTGGACTCTGGTTCTTATGGCGATGTGATAACGCTGTACGAGGGCTACAAGCAAGACGATGGAACCCTTGTCGCTGATCCCTGGATTGTGTGGAAGGGATGGCTTGAGTATTCCCAGCTACAGAGGGGCGGAGAGAATACCGTCTCGCTCATCTGCACCCACGACCTTGCGGTGCTTAATGAGAAGGACGGGCGCAGGTTTACAGACGAGGACCAGCAGGACGAGTTCTCCGGTGATTTGGGCTTCGAGTTCGTCCATGACTCTGTAGGCAAGAAACTGTCGTGGGGTGCCAGAATTGCCAGTGCGGGAACGACGACTCAACCCACGCGACGGGACGATAACGTCCGACAGCGATGATCTGGGAAGTGATACAGAAGTACGACTCACTCCCGTTCTCTTATGACGGGGCGGATTGCTGCCGGTTTGTGGGCGAGTACATCGAGGCCGTGACGGGGGAGAACCCGGCTAGTGACTTCCTCTATTCCACTGAGGGCGAGGCAGAGTCCCATATTGCCCGCTACGGGAGCCTGTGTGGGCTTTTCAGGGGCGTTCTCGGGGAGCCGGATGCAGGGGTCACGGAGCCCGCTGTGGCCGTTACGGAGTGCCAAGGGCGCGAGATAGCGGGGGTGATATACAAGGGCCGTCTTGTGGTGAAAACGCCTAAGCGGGTGACTGACTGGCCGGTAGAGCGCGCTAAGGCGGTCTGGGGGTTGACGTGGCAGAAGCGGTAGTTGGCATTGCCAAAGCTGTGGGGGTTCTCACCGCTACAGGGACGCTGACCGGCTTCGGCAAGGTTGCTGTTGCGGTCTTGCTTAATGTTACGTCGTCCAAGTTATTCGGCCCAAGAATCCCTGATGCCCTGAATGACCTCCGGGCGCGTTCTGTCACGAAGCGGTCCGCGATTGAGTATCGTCAGCTTGTTTACGGGCAGTCGATCGTCAGCGGTCCAATCGTTTACACGAACGTCTCAGGCGATGACAATGAAAGCCTTTGGTATGTGGTTGCGTTAGCGGACCACGAATCGGAAGATATTACCTCCGTCTTTCTGGATCAGGACGAGATACCGCAGGCGGATATTGACTACACGGCCCCGACTAGCGGTGGTGGCGCGGGGAGCGGGACGGGCGCTGTCTCTACGTCTAAATGGGTTGGAGATAATTCCACCAATGCGGTGTATGTCTATTATGCACTGGTCCAGAAGTTCAGTGAACGTGGTCGCCATCCTGTGGCCCCTCACACGCCTTCCTGCCCTCTACTACAGCCTCTAAG